CCGTACCAACCAATTGGGCGCAAGCGCATCAATTTGTCAGTTACGTTTCCAATCACTACGTGTGGTTCTTCAGCAACTGCTTCAGCAAGTGCTTGTTGACCAGCAAGTAATGTACGGAACACGCGTGCACTTGAGCCACCATCGGTAGCGTTGTACATACGTGGTGATTCGATGAAGTATGCTCCTTCGAATGTTCCAATTTCGCCTGCCCAAATGGCATCGTTTGATTGGTATTCGTGTGGCAATCTCCAAGAAGCAGAACCTGTTTCAGCACGTAAGTCGTGTGAAACTTCTGGGTGTATTGCACACCAGTATAGGCTGCCCTTACGAGCAACTGCTTTACCTGCACGTAATTTAGCAACTGCAAGACGGATGTCTGCTGCTTTCAAGGTGTGTGCGCCAGTAACGTTTGTTGTTGCTGTTGCACGAGTTCCTGATGCGTTGCTTGCGTAGATTACGTTTGTTCCTGCACGAAGTTCTGTTTGAACAATTTCGTCAATGGAATCTGCCATATTGAACGCAACGATATTTGCAATCGCTGGGTCAACTTCAGCAAGTGACATTAATTGCAGTTTGCGAGTGGTTAGAACTGCGTTACCGTATTCGTTAAGAACAACAGTTACTGCAGTTGGTGCACCAATTGCTACTGAATCTGGGTCAACTTGTTCTGATAGAGCAGTTGTTGCCTTTGATAGGTCGCTGTAGATTTGGAATACTACAGATGAACCTGGCATTGATTGGCGTGCTGGACGTTTGTCAGCGACTGAACGTAGTAATGGTTGAGAGCGAAGTGCGAACTCAACTAGACGTTAGGCATTTCGGTTTATTTCCTTAGTTAGTAGTTAAGCCTAAATCTCTCCGCCTTGTTGGAAAATCATATTTGTGATTTCTTCTGCAGATTCTGCATTTTGTAATCTCAAAAATAAATCATCCACACCAGCAGGAGACTGGGCATTAGATGTAACAGCATCAATTTGTCTAAGTGTTGCCAAGTCTGGCTTCACATCAGCAGGCGTTTGTACTGTTAAACCAAAAACATCAGCATTTTCTGCAATCCAGTTATCAATGATTTCTGGATTCGCCTCAATATCTTGAGGAATAAATTTTGCTATTTTTGGGCTAACGCCTTTACTTTCAAGAACTGACTTAATAACGTTGTGACGTTGCTCAGTCTTAATCGAAGAAAGTTGTCCTTCCATTTCGGAAAGCATCTTTGATTTATTTTTCAACTCCTTACGAAGTTGTTTTAGTAAATCGCTTTCTGATTGTTGACTAGGGATAACATCTTCTTCGTCATCTTCCCAGTCTTGATAGTTGTTGCTCATCGCAACGCTCCCATTCTTTGTTGTTAGTCGCAAGCCTCACGTTAAATCTGGGGGGATTTATAATGGCTCTTGCTGCCAGTCTTGTTACTCTCGTAGGGGCTGGTCGGTCCTACTGAGGGTCTATTGTTAGAACAAACCTGCTGTACCTTTAGTTAGACCAGCAGTTGAAATTCCTGCTTGTCCACCAAATGTGGCTTGTTCTTTCTCTTGTAATTTCTTACGTCTTTGTGACTGTAATCCAAAGAAGGCTTCTTGTTGAAGTTCTTCTGAAAGACCAGTTGTCTGTTCTCCGTAAATTTGTGCAAGTTTTTCAGTGGTTGGTGCTGTTTGAGCAAGTGTACTAAATCCTGTCTTAGCAGTACCATAAACATCAGAAACACCTTGTGCTTCTAGTTGTTGTTGTAATGATTCAACGCCAGTTTCAGCAATTGTTACACCAGACATTTGAGCACCAGCACGTAATTGTGCTTTCTTTAATTGACGCTCTAGCGCCATTGATGAAGTTTCACCAGTTAACAAAGCAGATGCTAATTGAGAACGTTGTAAGTTAGGGTCTGCAATACCATAGTTACTAAAGTATTGACCTAGTTGCCCCTTTAATGTTGCATCAGCATTATCAATCTTAGTAAATACATTTTGGATTCTATCTTGTACTTCTTGTGCAGATACTGCACCAGAAATAAAAGCATCAGTTGTATTTTTGCTAACAAGGTCTTGAAGATTATTAGCAAGTAAAAGATTGCGATATGTTTCTTCTGCTTGAAGGTATTCATTAGGTTGGTAAACTGCTAATCCTTTTTTAATGCGACCTTCGTTACCTTTAAATCTATCTTTATATGCTTGGCTTTGACGTATAGCAATTTTTGCTTCTGCTGGACTTAATCCTTCTGTCATAAAGTTTTGCACTTCGGCAGCAAGGGTGTCTAAACCATTTAATTTAAATTCATCTGCAAGTATTTGAAATGCTGATTTACGATTTGCTGCTTCTACATCCATTTGATACTGAAGCGCTGGGTCTATACCACCACCAGTGGTAACTTTAGTTCCACCAGTTTCAGTAGTTCCATCGCTATAGTAAATGGTATATGTACCGTCACCATTATCTTCAGTGCAGCAGCAGGAGCCTTTGGACCAGCAGGAGTTGTATATTGTTGAGTTGCTTTAGTTGCACCAGGAAGAGTTGATGGCTTAATACCTGAAGGAAAAGCAGGTGGTTTAGGAGGAGTAGGTAGCGCTGGTTTAGGTGCCATTTACATCAATCCAAAATCTTGCAAAATTGTAAGAGCATAGTTAGATGCTTCTTCTCTCGCATTGTTAGTATATTGCCATTGTGGGTTATTACGTAATGATTTTTCAAACTGATATAAAGGAACTAAAGCCTCTCCAGTTAAAGCACTTTGAATATCTGGGTCTGCATCTATTCTAATTGCAGCAGGATTAAGTTCTAATAATTGTGCTTTCTTAGCAACGTATTCATTAGCAATATCTTTAACAGTTAATCCTTGGTCTAAGTATGGAGTTAATGCTCTGTACTTAACTTTAGCAAGGTTATTAATCTTAGTTTGTACGTTTTCTAAACCGTTCTTTGAACTAACGCTATCGAAAACTAAATTACGCAATGCTGCTTTGTCAAGTTGAACACCATAGTTACCTGCAAGAGCATTAATAGTTCTATAGTTACTTCCTAAAGCACCACCAACGTTTTTAATGCCTTCAGCAGTAACATACTTACCAATGTATTTAAGTGCTAGTTGTTCTTTTTCATCAGCAGTTAAGCCACCAGCAATAGTTTCGCCAGTCTTAGATATTGTTGGACGTTTACGTTCTAAAGCATTAAGTTCATTAACATATGATTTAATATCTGCTTTATTAAGCGCAATACCAGAACCAAGATAATCTTTAGCAGTATCTAATAGTTCTTGAGCAGCCCTGTTCTTATCGGTAACTGTTGCAGTAGATGTTACTCCACCTTTACCAGTCTTTGTTTGGTTTAGGTATGAGAATAAACTCCAACCACCTTCACCAATTTTTTCTAACCTTTGATTAGTTGAAGATAAAGTGCCTTGAACCTTTTCAACATCTTTAAGAAAATCAGGATTAATTGAACCATCAATAATATCGTAACCAAGTTGTTGTTTAATTGCTTTAACAGCATTTGGATTAGCATATAAACTTCTTAGAAAATCATCAGTTTTTTGCCAAATGTATTGACCTGAAATTGAATCATATACTTTGTAGTAAACATTGGCAGGGTCATTAGACCTATAGAACTGACCAGCATTACTAGATTCTTGTACAATTTCCTCACCTAGAGGCGCATCGTATGCCACTTATTAAACTCCTAATTGTTTCTTAACAACAGTATTGATGATTCTTATAAGACCTGCATCATTTGCAGCAATCTCTAATGCTTGTTGCATAGCGTTATTGCGTATTAAACTTCTACGTTGAGAAGCATCTACAGTTCCATCAAACATCATCGCTGTAGCGTTATTTGCTTGTTGTACAAGATTAACGATGTCTACAACTTTTTGTGCGTTTTCAGTCTTGGGAACATCACCATTATCAATCATTCTGGTAAGTTCTTCCCAAGCAGCAGTTGTATCTGCAGCGCTTCCGTAATTCTCTAATGCTTTTTGCAAGTAATATTTACCTTTAGTAAACTCTTGCATATCCAAAGCCTTTTGCTGACGAACAACTGCACGTATACTTTCTGGTGCATTTTCAATCTTTGAATCCCATTCATCGCGTTTAGCGTAGTATTCATTTAATTGTTCTTGAGCAGTAACTTTAGTAATAAAATCTTCTACTGGAATCTTATCAGTAATGCCTTCTCTTTGAAAGAACTTAGATTCAGAAATATCAAATTCACCAGAGTTAGGTACAAAGAAAGCAGAACCTTCTGGATACTTGTTAACTAATGCTTCATTCTTTTTTAACCAAGCAATAGCATCAGTAGTTTGACGAATACTTAAGACTTTATTTCTTTCACTTTGTGCTATTGTGTAAGCAAGTACACCTGGTTTAGCCTTAGCCCATTTCATATTGGCTTCACCAAAAGGGTCCGTTGAACCTTGTAAAGTTAATTCTTGAACAGTTGCATAGAATTCAGACCTAAAGTCAACGTTACCTAAATCTTTTAATGTAGCGCTAACATCTTTACCACCAGCAGCACTTAAAGCAACTGGAGATACTAAACCTAAAAAGAATCTAGTAGTTAATATGTTAGATGCTAATGCTTCTAGGTTCTGTTGGAACTCTAGTTTTTCTTCAGGTGTAGCGTTAATATCTAAACCTTGACCGTTTGCAACAAGATAAGCATATGCTTGTCTTTGAGCAGAAGCCATTTCACCATTAACATCGTTAGGTGACATAAATGACATAATACGTTTAGCAACTGGAGGAAGAATAACATCTTTATATGTTGCGTTCTTGCTCATTTCACCAAGAGTTACACCAAGTAATCTATCTCTAATGCCCCAGAAATTAGGTGCGTGTTGTTGTAAAACAACCATTGAGATACCAGCAAGTGGACCTGATAATGTAGGTATTGAAGATTGTGGGTCTAATGATGGTGATAAGAACTTAACTTTACCAGTAAATTGTAATGCTTGTGGTAATTTAAGATTTGATTTACCATCAATAAATCTATGTGCTATAGATACAGCGTTATAGATTACATCATCACCAGGAAATACGAAGTATAATTCACCTTCGTCATCTTCATAAATAAAACCTGAGTGTTCTAAACCTTGAGTTGCTAGTCTTAAACGAACAATAGCATCTGTTTGCTGAGTACCTATTCTGTAGGCACGTCTCCAGAAGTCTTCTGTTGCACGGTAGAAACGAGCAAAGTTACGCAATCCAAATGCAAGATTAGTTCTAATTAATGGATTATCAACAAAGTCTAGTGTACGTTTTCCTGCAGCATCTGTTGCTAAGTCTGCAGCATACTTTCTAGCAATCTTATCTGCTGCTTCAGGTTTCATACCTTTAGCAATTAATCTATCGCGTTTAATCTTTTCTAAAGTTCTGTATTCTTTACGATATGCGTGATAGTTAGCAAAGAATATAGGTTCTCTAGTTAGAGTAGATATCTGACGGTCCATCCAGTTATAACCTCTTTGGGTTATAGCATTGATTAATCCGCCTTGATTCTCTGCAATAGGAATCCACTTCTGACTTAAGACAGTAACAGGTAGGTCTTCGGCTTTCATTAGACGAAGTTTTTCCATATCAATATCAGGAGTCCACTTGTCTACTACTTTACCTTTTGCGTTTTTTCCTCTGGTATAAACAAGTTTAACCAGTTCAGGATTAATTTCACCATTTGCTTTAGTAAAAGTTTGGCGAGTAGCAAAGTATATAGATGATGCTAATTGACTATTAGTAACATTGTTATCTAAGTTATTAGTAAATGCTTGTGCTAAAGTCCTATTATTATCTAATTCTTTACGTATTTCTTCAATTGCTTTTTTAGGGTCATCAATGTATTTAATTGCTAGTTTAGATGTATTCCCACCAACACCTGCACGTTTAAAAAATTCAATACCAAGAGCCATAAAATAAGCGTCTGGTTCTGATTGTAATTCAATCTTTACAGCAGGACCTTCTGCAATAAATTCTTTTTCGAACTTCTTTCTATTCAAACTGAAAACTAAAGAAGGACCTTGTTCTGATATAACATTCATTCCAGAACCGTAACCTTTGGCAGCAGCACCATTAATGTTAGTTCCTGCTGTAGCAGCCATAGTGGCTTCTTTATATCCAGTTGAATCTATACCGTGTCTAACAAAATCTTCGGTATCTTTAGTTACTTGTTCGTCAAGAGAACGTTTAAATGAAAATCTACCTTTTTGTAAGGCAACATTTGTTTGTAATGCAATATTGTCAATTCCAGAATCTAGTTCAACGCTATCTTTAATTTGTTTAGTTAGCCCTGGCTTGAACATAGCATAAAGAATACGGCTAGGAGCACCTATTCCTTTGCTATCAAAGAACTTAGTATCTCCATCAGTTACGATTCTTTTAGCACGGCTAGTTGAATAACCATAACGAATTAAATTAACCAATGTTTTAGGTGTTGCTACTAAGCCAAATACACCTATTTCTTCAATAGCAGAACGAATACCTAAACGTGGAATAAGTGTTAAGAAAGACCAAGTGTTAACAATTGCTTCAGAGTATTTATTATTAAATACTTGACCAAGTGAACGTAGTTTAGCACCTTTAGCGCTATAAACTTCAGAACGAATAGCACGTAGGTCTGGAGTTTTTAGTTCAAATGTTAATTGGTGCTCCATTGCTGCAGCAGCCTTATCAGAACCTAGTTTTCCAGGGTTAAATGTAATAGGTTGTTTGGTAGATTTGATAGTTTTTAATACGCCACCACTTGATTTATAAGCATCATCAAGAAACTTTTGCATATCTTCTGGTAATGCTTTAAATGTCGAAGCATCAATAGTCTGTTGTAATGCGTATTCTTGAGTTCCTACAATTTTATCAAGTTTATTCATTATTTGTGCACTATCCATACCTTGGAATAATCCAAGTTCATCAGATACTGCAAAAACTAAACCTCTATGAATGTTTTTACGTTGAGCAACACTGGCAGTTGTCCATAATCTACCAAGTTCATCAGCATCAGGACGAGACATTCCTGCAACACGACCTAAAGATATAACATCTTTAAGTGATTTTAGTCCTTCATCTACTTCTTTGCCCTCTTCGTTAATGTATTTACCAATTTTAATGGTTTTAGCACTAGGGGCTATCTCAATTAAGCGAGCAAATCTACTTGCTTTACTGGCAGAATCTTTAATTGCTGCAGTTAATTGTTCTTGTGCAACTCTATCTTGAATGAATTCAGGCTTAGCGATAGTCTTTAATAAAGTTTCAGCAGTTATCCCTGCTGCAGTAGAGCCAGTCTTGGTTGTACCAATGCCTGTTGTCTTTAGTAAAGCGTTTTTAATTTCATTTTTGTAACCACGAAATACACTATAGGTTGGAATAACATCTTTACCTAATATTTTTTTACCGTTGGTTAGTAATTCAAAGTTCTGTGCATCTTGAAAAAACTTTTTAGCAGCATCAGCATTAAATACTTTTGCTTTAACCATAGCCTGAACTACCTCAGGTTTTATGTCTTTTCCAAATTGTCTATTGATAATACCAAAAGCCTGGCTTGCTTCTTCTTCAGTTCCCTTAGCAAGACGTTCTACTTGAGCACCAATGTTGTCATAAAATCTAGTTACTGCTTTTCCAAATATTGGATGAGTAAAAGCATTGGCAATTTTTGCACTTAAGGCTGCTTCGTTACCAACACCTGCTGCTAACCCAGCAAGACCTGCTGCGCGAGTAACTCCTAGTGCTCCAATTTTTGCTGCTTGAAAAGGAAGAGCAACGTAAGTTAGTGGGTCAAATATAATATCCAGCACTTTTACCCATAGATGCCATCTTGGCAACTTTAGCAACTGCAGGTGCATAAAAAGCGTCAACTTTTTGTACACGGTCTCTATCAAAAAATGCTTCTCCGTTGCCTTTTGTCATATCCCAGGCTTTAGAGAATGAAATCTTTTCTTGTTGTGCGTATTTAGCACCACGATATACGCCAGTAATTAAGTTAGCGTAACTTCTTAAACCTTCTAATGATTGTTTAATGAAACCTTTTTTCTCTGCTTGAGGAAGAAAAGGCGCATTAGGATTCTGTTGAGCAATAATATCTTGAATGTTCTTATCAAGTTTACTAAATTCTTTACTTGCTAGAATTGGGTCGTTAAGACCATATAAACGTTGATTAACATTTTGAATACCAGCCCAACCATTAAGTTCAGCATTTTGAGCAGGTGTAGGATTAAACTTAGTTACAGTTTTGTACAGTTCTGCTGAATAATCTTGTATTTCTTTATTATCAGCCATTTACTGTCCTTGTAATAAAGCGTTTTCGTAAATTGCTTTTACTTCTCCTGAAGCATCAGCGTTAACCATACGTCCTAAAATACCTGTTAATGTTTCTGGTTCTGGATTAAGATTGCCAAAAATTTCTGGTCCTGGTCCTTCACCAAATGGTAAACCTACTTCTGCAGGTTGGTCAGGATATTGTGTATCAGCAGTTAATGGAACAACTGGAGATTTAGGAGCAACGTTTGCTGTTTCTATTTTAGGAGTCTTAACGCTTCCAGCCATAGGGCTTACTCTTTGTTGTTCTAGTAATGCTTTACCTTCGCCATATTTTGTTGAATTCATTTCGCGAATAGGCTGAGTTGTACGGCTAGAAATATTTCTATCAGTACGTTTGGCGTTTCTACCTACGCCTGAGACTACTTCGTTAGCCATTTAAATTCCTTAAATTTATAATTGTCCTAGTAATGCTTGAATATCCATTTGTCCTTGCATTTGTAATGCTTGCTCTGGTGCTGTTGGAGAAGGACCCCCTGGAGGCGCTTCAACTGGGGCAGCAGGGACAGGTTGCCCGACAGGAGCAGTCATCTCAGCAGGGGGAACTTGAGGGGCTGGTTCTGGAGCAAAGACTTTTTGTACAGCATCTTCGATGTTTGTACCTTTTTGTCTTTCCTTTATAACCTCAGCGATGTTGTTAACAAGTTGACTTGGGTCTTGTCCCTGTGCTGCTAATTGTGGAATTGCTTGCGCTAGTGAAGCAACTGATGCGTTTAAGTTATCACGCATACGTTGAACATCTATTTGTTGTTGTTCTCCGCCTACGTTCATTGACCAAGGAAGTTCGCGCATTACGAAATCTCTTGATATTAAATCTGCACCTAATGCTTGTAATGAGAAAATTAATGCTCTACTTGGGTCAAGTCCTGACATTAAGCCATAACGAACTTGAACTGTGTAGTCACCACGAATATCTCTACGTGGTTCGTAACTTAATTCAAACCTTGCACCACCAGATGTGGCTGCAACTTTCTTTTCACCTGGAAATAGTTTTTCATCCATCTTAAGACATAATTCAATTACATCTTCAAAGACATCAGATAGAATTTGTTGACCAGTTTTAACTTGAGTATCAAATGCGCCTAATAAGGCTTGTACACCTTGTCCTGTTACAACGCTGGCATCAATAACACCAGAACGTCCTTCAGGATAACGTGCGCCAAGACGCATTTCTCTTTGCAATAATTCTGCTTCAGTGAACGCAGCAGGTGGAACCTCTAAGCCTACACGGCGAATGTTCTGCGGTTGAGCAGTTCTCAACACAGCGTCTGGACCAAAGGCGAATTCTTGTACGTCATTCGGAACTGCTAATGGAGCATTAATAGATTTCTCTGCTGCATCCATCGCTAACTGTGCAAATCTGGCGCGTGCTATTTGAACCCAAAGAACATCATCAAATTGACCTCTTGGTTCATTGTCAATTCCTGGGCGCATAGCAACGCGAACCATTACTTCACCCATTGGGTTATCAGTACTGGTTAAAACTAAATTACCTCTGTTAGGTAAGTATAATAGGATAACGTTTTTATCTTCATAACGAATCATTTCTAATTCAGAATAAAGGTCAACTTCATCCATTCTGTATCCGTTAAGGATTTCTCTTTCAAATTCTGGAAACTCTGTAATAAGTTCAGCAATAGTTTTAACATAACGTTTAGTAAATGAAACAACTTTACCGTATCTATCAAATTCAGGGTATGAACCAAGTGGGTTCTCTACACGTATACGTGGAAGATTGTTTTCAAAGTCTGCTTCAATAACAATAGGTAAGAAACCATAGGTACCGTACCAATCAGCACCTGTGTACATTTGAGTTTGTAAACGTGAGTGTTGAACATAGTTATTAACAATAAGGGTTCTGGTATCTGCTGATTTCTTAGCACGGTCAGAATTAGTGTTAGTTGTTGTACAGTTAAAAGAAGGTAGTGGTGCTAATACTTCGGAAACGTCTCTTGCTGCCACGTCTACGAAGTTTGCAATCATAGCCTTGGTTGCACCTTCAGGAAACATTTCTGGAAATACGTTAACAAGGTTTCCCCTGCGTACTTCTAGAACGTCACCCATACGAGCATCGCGTGCAGCGTTGCGGCGTTTAAGCGCTTCTACCTTTGTTGCTATTTGAGTTATATTAAGAGCCACTAATTTCCTTATTGGTAAAATACTTCTGCTTGTTGTTCGGCAAATGCCTCATCTAAATCAATTACATATCTTGCATTAAGTTGTCTTCTGGAGTGCCATCTACTATTAGTAAACTGGGTAAGATGGTTTCCTCGTTCTAACCACTCACGAATAACAATCTCTGTAAACCATAAAGCCATAACACAGTCAGTAGGTTGACGTTTACGTGCATCAGGTTTCCAGGTTATTAACTGGGTTACTAAAGCCTTAACACCTTCAGACTTTTCAGTTGAAGGCAGTTCAATCATATTTGAGTTCTTTACGAATTTTTCGTTTGTAGTCGTGCCAAAGAGTGGAGCCAGAGACGCAACACCGAAATCAACGTCCCATTTGTTGTTGCCAGTGAAATGCTCACGGAATACGATTCCGCGTGAAGACAGAAAGTCACGTATTCCCTCGTCTTTGGTGAGGAAGAGTTGGAAGGCATTTTTCTCCGCTACTACTACGTTAGGTTGATACTTAATTGCCCACTCTTGAATTAAGTTTTTGATTTTTTCTGGGGTTGGGTCTGTCATATTGCAGACATCAAGAACATATCTTTTCTTGTTATCAACATCTACAGCCACCATTACTGCTGCAGTTGCTCCAGACATAGCAGGGTCAATACCCATAACTACGCGATAGTTACCAGGGTCTTTAGGATAACCTGGTGCGCCAAAGTGTAATACGCCAATTTTACGCATACCTTGGATAGAATTCTGTACACACAACGGTGAGAAGATTGAATCATCTTCAACATCTTGTTGCTGATAAACCATAGCCCAAGTAGAAGGGGTAACTTCGGAGCGTCTTTGGAATAACGTAGGACCATCCCATTTAGGGTAAAATCCATCTACGTCAGGTGTCGTGTCCTCATCGCCATCCCAAGGTCTATCAGACCTCGCCCATAGCGTTACCCACTTCTCTGGGTCTTCGTTGAACTCTAGTACTGCTGGCATAGCCAGATATGTGAATGGAGTTTTATTTCCAGACCAGTGCTCAGGGTTGCGAAGTTCTCGGTATAGGTCAATAGAACCTATTCGTGTCCCTACAACTAAAAGTTTTCCATTTTTACCAAGACGAGTTATAACTTCTTTTTGTAACCAGTTAATTTGTTTTTCCCACTCGTGGGCATTGGCACCAGTTATAACGTCATCAAGGATAATCAAGTCGGCGCGAGCACCGTAGATTTGTCCACCCATACCAAGGGCTTGAAGTGTTGGGTCTTTTTCGCCAGAGTCTCTAGTTTCAGTACCTAGGTAAACTGTGTCGGTTCGCCAGGTCTCTGAGTCTTCTTTCCAGCCACCTTCAGGTCCATACATTTGCTGCATCTTCTGCCAGCGAGGATGGCTAAGGCGTTGTTTAATGGCATACACAAATTCGCGTGCCTTAGCCAAAGTCTTAGAAACGATAATGATACGAACATTAGGGTCTAGGGCAATTCTATAGGTTGAGTAGTTAACCGTAATTGTGGTTGACTTAGCGTGCTCAGGAGGTATGTTTATTAAAACGCGATTTTTTACAGAAGGCTCATATGTCATCGCAGGATGAATCCAAGCAGGTTCACCCTTTTCCAAAAGGGATATGAAATTGCGTTGGTGGGGGAAAACTTTCATCTCTAGGTATTCCTCAGAGAAGGCTTCAAAGCCTATGTTGTTCTTGTCTGCGTCCTTGGTTTTAGCCCGAACGTCATCCCTATCAGTTCTGGCGTTATCAAGGTCAGCGCGGAAAGCCTTATCAGATTTAATCCAATACTTGACCGTATCAGGTTTGATGCCAGCCAACTTAGAGGCGGCATCGTTAGTCATCCCTGAGGCTATACCCTTAAGGTAGTCCTCTTTTTTCTTGGCTGATTCAGCCTTAAGATGGTGCGATAATCCTGCTTTTGCTGCCATTGGAATTTGTCCTTT